CTACTGCTTCGACCTTTCTTGCGGTAGTAATACCAACGTTAGAGTAAACTGGTACACATACAAGACCAAATACTTTATCTGCATCGCCCTTGCGAATCACTCTACCAATAGTCTGACTGATACCTATGTAGTCCATAGAACGCATGAACAATACTGCTTCTAAACCATTCACGTTGATACCCTCTGAAAGAATACTGTGATGCAAAACGACAAACTTTTTGTTCATCTTACCCCAAGCATTTAGAGTGTCAAAGAAAGTCTCTCTATCTACCTTCTCTCCATCAATCATCGCACCTGTCTTTGCAGTAATAAACATATAAGAGTATCCACGAATCGCCAACTGCTGTACGAAATCAGTCTGAGAAATAAGACCTACAATCTGTCTGGTTGACTTTGCACAAATCAATACTTTGTCTTTGTCAAGATTGTCAATCGCACCAATCATTTGCTCATTATCTCTGTCTGCAACCAACTCATCTTTCTTCAATATTCTTGAACGATACACCTTAACTTTAGGTGGTAAAATGTATCCTTGCTTAACTAACTTGGGTGCAGGGATTTGACAAATAACTCTACCATATACATCAACATCATTCATACCCGCTTTGAAAGGTGTACGACTATGTTTTGGTGTTGCAGTAAAGAAGAAACAACGATGTGCATATAAAGAAAAGTATTCAGTCGCAGGGAAAAAGTTTTTCTGTACTGAGTTGTGTGCTTCATCAAAGTAAATAGTATCAACATTTACACCACTTTCCTGTATTCTGTGAAGAGAATGATATGTTGTAAATAGTATCTTACGACCTTGACAACTCTCTACAAATCCTTGTATCTCAAGGGGGTTGGTGCTACTAAACATACCTTTAATTTTGCCACTATGAACGTGCATTACAGATACAGATGTATATTCTTTATCAATTATCTCCATAAACTCTCTACCTAACTGCTCTGCAAGAAGTATGCGAGGTGCAACCACAACCATAGTCTTCCAACCATTCTCTGAAAACTCACGAATGACATCGTGTATCATACACATAGTCTTGCCACCACCAGTAGGAACAATAACTTGTCCTAAGTCGTTGTCTGCCATCGCTTGTAGTGCTTGCTCTTGATGTGGTCTTAGTTGCATAATTTCCTTTCGATATAATTATTATAACAAAGCTTCAAGTGGATTTGTTGATTGATGTGACACTTTCTCATCTGTCAATATTCTATTCGATGCTTCATTAAAATAATTTTCGTTCAGTTCTATACCTATAAAATTTCTATTTGTATTAATGCAAGCAACACCAGTTGTTCCTGACCCCATGCAATTGTCTAAAACAGTATCATTCTCATCTGTGTAAGTTCTAATAAGATACTCCATCAGAGCAATTGGTTTCTGTGTAGGATGAATGGTGTTTTTATCCAATCCAAATTCAATAATTTCTGAAGGATAATTAGTAAATTTCTGCTCATATTCAGTTTCATGTAGTAATTTGTTACCCTTTCCCATGTGTTCTGGTTGATGTAAAAATTTTCCCAAACGACTTGCTTTATTTTTTTTCTTTACGTTTTTTTCGATGAGTCCTTGTGGATTATATTTCATATTTTTATTCGCCTTCACCGAAGCTCCACTTGCACCTAAAGGAGAAAATACAACAATATCCTCAGTTTCTTTCATGGGTCTTGCATTTGCATGAAGAAAACCTGTTGTTTTCTTTTTCTTCCATATCCATTCATACTTAAACCATTCCAAGTTACTCATAACTAATTGACTTGTAAATGGTTGGTCTGCTGTAAGAACAACGCATCCTCTTGGTTTTAATATTCTACGATATTGTTTCCATAATTTGTCTAGTGGAATAACAGTATCCCACTCTAAAACTCGATTACTATTCTTATTCTCGATTCCCTTTCTATCAGTAGTTCCATATGGTAAATCACAAAGAATCAAATCAATTGATTCATCTTCAATATTATCCATCAAGAATAAACAATCACCTTGATATAATTTAACCATTAAAAATCATTCTTGTATCCTAATTATAGCATAATAAAACCCCCTGTGCAAGGGGGGAATAGCATCATACTTCAACTTCAGTTGTTTTCTTTATATCTAACATTAAGAATATCATTTCTTCATCAGAATAATTATGACCTTCATGTTCCCTGTCCATTACATAATGCACCTGTGGTTCTCCCTCTATCCAGTGAGTTTTACTACCATCTTCCCACACCATATAACACTTATCTCTATCAGGGATTTTGATAGGAATTTGTATTCTTTTATAAGGTTCACTAAAAATATCAGGGTCTTTATGTTTTTCTACTTTAGTACCACCATAAAAGACTCCTATCGCAGACCATAAAATCTCAGGATTTTCGTGAATCTTTATAATACTCTCACTCATAAATTTCTTACGAATCAAAGTTCTGTTTTTACGATTGACTAATTTATTCCAACTGTAGTTGATGAGATTATTCGATGTGGGTTTCGGATTATGTAATTTGTATAACGGAAACTTAGTTACTTTCGCCCACTCATATAATTCATCTATTTCCTTTCTCGAAATCATTTTCTTGTAAAGAGAGCTAATACACCATTATTTAACATTATATCATATTCTTTACCGATTGTCAATTCATCGTAGTCATATTTACGAAGTTCAATTTCATTTACAATTGGATTGCCATCGAGACATACTAAAACTGATTGTTTTTCCACCTTCAAATAATTCTGATTTAATAATCTACCATCCCAATCTTCCCCATCTATGAGTGTATTGAAACCCCACATTGAAGTTTTTTCTAAAAAACAAAAAACATTATGTTTCATATATAAATCTTTTACATTTAGCAAGACACCATTACCTTTTAAGATTCTATAGTTATCTGAAAATGGTTCTCCAACTTTGGCTGACCCATAATATAGATAATGATATAAAACTTTTCGTTCATGTGGATACTCATACGCACAAGTTCCCTCTTCACCATCGTAAGCACAAGCAACCCATGAGTCACATTTTTTTATGTAGCGATTAAAATTCATAATTTAACTCTTCTCATTTTATCAACTATATTTCTTCCAATATTTCTCATCTATTAACCCCATAGAGTGAAGTAAATACTCTTCTTTCAAAAGTAAATTTACATCACCAACGATTGACAATCTCTCATCACAAAAATCATCATCTACGTGTTGAGTTCCATGAGATAAACTACTTGGAAAAAGGATTAATGTACCCTCTTCTGGTTGAATAAAAAATGTTTTACAATTCAAATTATTATATTCTTGTATCATATTCATATCATCAACCGTATTTTCACTATTTGCACCTAAAAATAAACTATTGATATTGTGTCTATTTAAAAAAACAGTGCTATGTGAATTTGGTGGTATATGTAAATAGTAAACGAATGAAACATGACTTGTTGAGTGAATATGCCACGGAATTGATGCAGTGCTTCTAGTTCTAGAAATCCAAGATTTAGTAATAGCGTAATTGAATATATCTTTATACTTCAAAACATCAAGCACATAAGTTTTAATATGTTTAACTATTTCCTCAAAAACAGGATTCATAGTTGGTTCTAGATGTATTAAAGGGTCTACTTGTCCCTCACTAACAGTTACAGACCTTTCATTTTCTTCATAGTCGTACTTATCATACAAATCGAAAAATAATTTTTTATTTACTTCATGATTAGCAACTTCATTTGCATATATCGTAGTAGGAAAAATATTAAAAAGGGTTGGTTCAATCATAATTTAACTCTTTTCATTTTTAATAATTCTGTTGACCTATCCCTACAGTGTGTATATATTTTTTTACCTATAAGGTTTTTAAAATCTAGTTCATATTCATCGTAATCTGGTTTATTAATATCAAGAATTGGTTGCTTCTCCTCAATTCTATCTAGATAACCATATACTCTTTTTCCTACGCTACATTTAAATGAATCAAAATCAGTCAAATCCAGAGAATTAAGATTTAATGCAATTACACTAGATTCATCTATAGATTTATGTGAGTGTAATTTGCTAACTTTAACATCTATTTGCTCTGTATCAGGATAATATTCAAGTATTTTAAAAATTATTTTCATGTCCAATTTATGCTTTGACTATTAAGCCATGTTGTAAGAATATATTTTTCTTGACCTATGGGTGGATTACCCCTGTGTGTATGTGTAAAAGCAGCAGGAAAAATAATTAATCTACCTTGTTTTGCTTTTACTCTTTTATTCATATATAAAAACTCTGTCTCACCACCCTCATGGACTGTATTTAAATACAATTGAACCACTAGTTTTCTAGGAGACATTTGTAATCCTCCATTTTCGTAATGCCATTCATGAAATCCACCACCCACGGGGATTTTTTTCGCCTTAACATCGTGCATAAGTATCGATTCTTTTTTAAGAACACTATACTGTTCCAAATAATTACTTACATGTTTTTTCATTTCGGGGAGAAATTGAGTTGGTAATAAATCTCCTGATAACATATCATATGTAAAATCATTATGAAAATTTATTGTATGGTGATCTCGATTATACGAGTCATATGATTCTCGATGGATAAAACCATGTTCAATATAATGTTCAATATATTTTATCCACTTCTCACAATATTCTACTGAAACTGCATCATCAATAGCACTTATAAAATCAGAAATCATAATTTGATACTCCAAGGATTTATACAATATGTAATTCTAGTTCCTAAAAAAGGTTCTACACAGTGGTATTTACCAGGTGAAAAAATAATCAATCTATTCGTTTTAGGTGTGATAATTTCTTCCTCGATATGTAGTTTACCTCCAACAAGATTTTCTACTGATACGTAGTATACCATAGAACATAAAGGAAGTCTAGTTATACCCTTCCTTATTTTCGTTTGCTCATCTTTATCAATATGCCAACCGTTTGGTGTTTTGTTATCGTTACACCAAAATTCATAACCAATACATTTAGATAGATCAAAAATATTGCTTGCTAAATGAATTAATTGGGTACAAAAATTTTGTAATTCATGTTTTTCATCCCATGAATACCATTTCTCGTGTTGATTTTTATTTGTTTGTCTTACAAATTGCTGATAATCTTGAATTGTAGATATATTATCCACAACATCATCTTTAATAATAATCATTCAATAAAAAAATTACGAAATTGATTGGGAATTACTGTCCCCTCCTTGAGGTCCAGGTGTGTCGTTTACACCGTCTGTCGCATTATCAACGGTTGAATTTCGGAAAATAATTCCAAAACCATTAGCACCACCAGCTCCACCATCACCAGAGCCAGGATCATAACCTTTACCTCCACCAGATCCATCACCACCTATGTCTGCTGTTGGATTATCTGAACTTCCACCATTTCCACCATTTCCACCAGATGCACCACCAGAGGAATTACCACCGTCGCCACCTAAACCTTCACCCAATTCTGTTGCATCACCACCCTTGGTAGGTTCTCTATTTGATGATGGTGGTCCAAAACCGTCTGGTCCTTTTGCTCCACCTGTGCCAGCGGGGAAACCTGCACCACCGCCACCGCCACCGCCACCGCGACCAAAATCTGTGGGACTTTTATTTGGGTTAGAGGAACCACCAGCTCCTCCACCACCACCACCATATCCACATCTAATTATCCCGCTAGGTCTTTTGTTAATATGGCATGCAAATTCAACACCTAAAGCACTAGTTCCATCACCACCAGGTTTACCATCAGTAGAACCACCCGTACCATTACCACCATTACCACCTGCACCTAATATTCTACCATTATCTCCAATATCTAACTGCAATTCTGTACCAGCAGGCCACTGTCCAGTTCTTAAGGCAACTTTTCCTGCTGGTCCTGGTTCTGAACCTACAGTTTTATTGACATGTACGATTACTTTTTTACCACCTTGCCACTGTGCACTGGGTGAACTCAAAACCTGTGAAGAATTAACACTACCGCTTGGTCTAGAACGATAACCTCCCACGACTCTAACTCTTTTTTGTGATTCTGGACCAGTGGATTCATTAATATATCTACGGGTCGCTATTTGTTTAGTATCATTACCTCCACCAGTTCCTGTGCGATTCATATTACTTCCAGAATAGTAATCAATTATGATGTTTAATTGTCTACTATAAAAATCACTAAATCTAATCGGATCATTACTTCCTGTGGGTATACCATCATCTAATGGCATATTACCATTTCCCAACATGGCATCATCAGCACCAGAAAAGGACTTATTCTCGAAATCTGCATGAGATGCCCTATATCTTCCTAAACTTCTACCAGGATTATTACCAAATTCATCTTCTATTTCTGAAAATGATAAAGGATTTGGATTTGGACTTGGTCCTTGATTCTTAATAACCATTTTTAAACTGCTGTGTTAGATACTTTTCTCCATGCACTTCCATTATAATACTCTAATCGATCATCATCAGTATTATATATTAACGCACCAGAAACCAATCCAACTAAATTATCTCTTTGAGAAACTGTAATTTTTGGTGGTAGCATGAACATGCGATTTTGTAATGGTGAACTTAAATTTTTTCCAGCATCTGAAAAGTCAACTGCACATGTCGCTGCAAATTTTCCTACTGTTAAAGAAGTGGTTATAGCTACTTGTCCATTTAAAAGGACATCATTATTTTGAAGGTCATTTGTACAAATTCCCACTCTCCCAGTTGATGTAACAAATACCTTGTTATCAACAGCTGTATTAATATTTAATCTAAATCCTTGACCCGAATAATTACCGCCAATTGATATTGAATCATTTGCAACAAAATCTTCCGCTGTTCCAATACCAGAGATTGAAATATTATTAAGAGTTGTTATTCCTGCGTTAGCATTAATATTTCCATTAATATTTCCATTTAAATCACCAGTTACATTACCAATTAAACCACCATTTGCATTTATTTGTCCTGTTAAAGTTAAAGCACCACCAAATGAACCATCACCTGAAATAGAGGAATTACCCTGAACATGAAGTGTGGTGGTGGGTTGTGTCTCTCCGATACCAAGATTACCACTATTTGTTAGTGTCATTAATGGTGTATTTGTTCCTTTTAACCAGAAGAAATCACCAGTTGCTGCACCTGCGTTTGCTGAACTTAAATAGTAATTAAAATTATCGATTCCATAATTGATAATATCTAAACACTGATCATTACTATAATCTATACCAACCTTTCCACCATATCTTACTTCACCATTTTGGGTATTCGTTGTATCAACATTATTACCTAAAGTTAAACTAGCGGTACCAGTCTCACTTGAAATCAAAATTTCTGCATCACCAGATTTTCTAAGTTGAATATCTGTGGCAGGTGCTTCTGTTGTTCCAACACCAAGTTTATTAGCAAAAACTGTTGAGGATGCACCAACAAAAACAGTGCTTACATCTCCTGTAAATGTTGATGTTGATGTGACTTCAAGAGTTTTAGTTGTGGTTAATCCAGCGACTGCGACATTTTGTGTAAATGTTGATATTCCTGTAATTTCTAATTGATCATCAAGTATAACTGTACCACCAGCAGAATCAATTGTTAGATTACCAGAAACGGTATCTATTTCATTATCACCAGATACTCCTGTCTGAACATTTTTGATGGTAGCACCACCATTAGCATCCACAAGACCTGTAAATGTTGATACTCCAGCGACACTCACATTATCTAAGTTTGTATGTCCATCTACATCTATATCAGAATTAACATCTATATTACCCGTAAAGACTGCTTCACTCGTGAATGTAGTGACACCAGCG